TACAAATTCTTTTGCTTCAGTTAAAGAAAACTCTTCATCATAGTCTTCGTTCTCATAATCCCAATCATAACCACGTTCTTCACAAAACTTTGCAATCTCAGGAACAAGCCCACGATATATCTGACGCTTGTTCGCATCCCATAATCTAATCTTACCATCCCACAACCTCGCACGATACTGAGGCGTGAACTGGTATCCTGGAACCATAAAAGTAAAATGTTCCCGTAGTTCATACGACACACCATCTGTGCAATCAACATGCACGAATGCTTCATCTTTGTTTCGTATGATTATTTTACTATTACTGTCCACCGACAAATCTTTCCCATGACATGTATTCTTTCAACTGCCAAGTACGATTGTTCAACTCCTTCAATACATTCTTACAGAACTCAACAATCTCTTCATGTATCACTTTCTTTAACAGTATGTTATTTAGTTCAGTGTCCGAATCAAGATAGTGGGACAAGTCTGCGCGAAGAACCTTTTTCATCATAGGTTCAAGTCCATACTTCTCAAGGTCTTCTGGGTTGTTCAAGTCTCCACTATAATATTCCCACTTGATCTTGCGTCTGGTATTATACTCAGCATAAAGCTTCTTGACTAACAGATTGTGATGTGTCATGATACGCAAATACTTCGCATGAAGCTTTGGTATGTTAGCCATAGCTTTCTGCGGTTCAGTTTCATCCCATGCTGAGTCTTTGACCCATTCTTCCATGAGTGCGTCAATGTTCACTGGCGGTTTCATTACATCTCCATTACAAAAAATGATTGTAAGTATATAAGGAAATCAAGTTCCTGTCAACTACAATCTTTCAATATCAAATATATCATATCTGAAGGTAACATCTGCGGTAGGTGTAGTATCTGCGGAGTTCATTGTGCTGAATTGTATTCCTCCAAGAGAAACAGGAAACACATTTCTGAACTTTATTCTGATGTTTGATATGTTAGCGTTGGTATTTATAGTCAACAAACCATCTTGATATGGAGAAGCATCTGCATTTATGCTTTTGATGTATTGAGAGTAGCTTTCTGGTCTTGTTAGAGAAACAATCCATTTGAATGTTTCTTCCCATACTTTCAAATCTTCGTCTACCAAAAATGTGATAGTGAAAGCTTCAAAAGACATTTTTGTTGGATGTCTATATGCACTTGCAAAAGGATTAGGTACTTCAATCTCGTTTGATGTTACACCTGGAAGATTGACATTTTGACAGAAGTATCTTGCAAAAGGTAAATTAGGAATAACAAAAGTATACTTCGTTGTTTGAAGAAAGTTTGTGTTCTCTGGATTTATGTTTAGAAAAGATCGTTGTGTCATTTGATACTCCTATATGAGTATTTATGCTTTGGTGGCTTTGTAATAACTGTATGTATTTGGTGACAAAAGAAAGGGGAGCCGAAGCTCCCCAAACTTATATCGCAAAGTGCAACAATTTGTTACATGAGGTTGCGGACACGGAAGATGCGGTAATACTGATTTGTACGATCAGCAATAACACCAAGACCAGGTGAAGATGCATCATCGCCACGCGCAAATGGATTTGCAACCATGCCGTAACGAGTCTTGAAGCCAATCTTAGGCTGGAATGTATCCTGACCGATAGCACGGACCATCTGTAGAGGTACGTATGGGCAGTAGAATAGACCAGCATCATATGGTGATGTACCCTTATAACCAACGGTTACAAGTTCGTCGCCAGCAGATGAACCACCGAAGTATGGATCAATGTAAACCTTTACACGACCGTGCATTGTACCAGCAAAAGTGTTGCCAGTATCGTCTACTTCAAGATTAACCTGAAGAGCAGGTGTGTAATCAAGAACACCAGCCATCGCAAGAGCGGATGCAACATCTGATGAAACGATCAGAATGTTACCCTTACCACGACGAGTTGCCTTCGCAATTGCATTGCACTCACGCTCAATCTGGAATACAAGACCCTTGAACTTTTCAACTGACCAACGGCCGTTTGAGTCTGTGTCAAGATCGAATGTACCAGCTGTGGTTGTTCCGTATGTAGCTCCACGAACAGCAGATGTGTAGATTGTACGAATTACTTCACGATTGATTTCTGCTAGGATTTCTGTAGACAGAATGTTAGCAAGTTCTGTCTCAGCGTCTAGACCGTGAACAGCCTTAAGATCCTGAGCGAGTTCCATTGTGTATTCTGCCTTTAGCGCACGGCTACGAGCAGTTACAGTTACCTTCTCAATGCTGAATGCCATTTCAGCGAATGCGTTACCAGCGGTACCATCGCCTAGTGCTTCAGCTTGAGCAGTTGTCATACCGTTAGCAGTTGTATAAAGACTTGAGTTTAGTGTGTTTGCTACAGGATTTGTGTTAGCATGAGCGCCACCACCAACAAGACCACCAGCTGCGTTCTGAGAAGAAAATGCAGTGTTAGCTTCGTTGAAGAATGCTTCTGTGCCAGTCTGTGAACCATAGCGTGAACGCATAGCAAAGATAAGTCCTGTTGGACCAGTCATAGGCTGTACACCTGCAACATCATAAGCAATCAACTTTGGAAGCGCACGACGAACCAATGAAATAAGAATTGGATCGTAGTTTGAAATTGCATTACCTGTTGCGTTTGTTGGTGCAGCTTCGTTAAGCATACGAGATTCTTCTGCCATAGCGCGTTCTTGATTTTCAAGAACGATAGCTGTAACAGCGCGCTTGTATGCATTACCAATCTTGCCTGCACCTTCGTGGTCCAATACTGGAGACCACTTCTGTTCTAATTGTTCTGTAAGATACATTTAAATTCTCCTTTTGAGATATCTTATTTTTATTTATAAAATTCCATTAATTTGGAAGAGTTTTACCAAGTGCGCGAACATACTTGTTCATTGGATTATTTTCTTCTGAAATCATTGTTTGACCTTCAGTACCCGGTACAATGCTATCAAGTTCTGTCTGAGACTTGATGTTTGATGGGAAATAATTTTCGCGCAAAGTCTGAATTTTTGTTGCGAATGACTCTTCGTCAACAAACTCAACACCTTCAGAAAGGGACTTAAGCTTTTCAGCTTGAGTCACTGTCAAACCATCTGTCATATCATTGATAATTTCGTTTCTAACACTTTCAGAAAGAATGTTTGTCAATTCAACATTACGCTCAATTTCTTCATTTAGTTTTTCTTCTAGTTTTTCAACCTTAGAACCTAATTCTTCAACAACTGAAATCTGATCTTCAGGAATGTCAATGTAGTGTTCTGCAAATAGCTGGCGAAGACCAGAAATAAAATCTTCTGTTAGTTCTGTGCGGAGACCTGCTTCAATAGCAACTTCGTTTTCAGATACCCAGTTTTCTACAACATAGTTTAGGTAATCGTCAACATTGTTGGACAGTTCTTCCTTAATTGTTTCTACCTCTTCTTCTAGAGTAGCAGCATATGCTTCTTCCAGACGAGCAATCTCAGACTGCATCTTTGCTACAACAGCAGCTTCAAAGATTGTCTTTGCTTTTTCCATGAACTCTTCTGAAAGGTCTTCGCCTGCAAATAGAGCCTGAACATCTTCATTCATGTCTACTTCATAGTCGTAGTAAGGAACTTCTTCTGTTTCCTCTGCAACAAACTCAAAGTTTTCCTCAATTGCTTCTGCAATTTCATCTTCAGACATACCTTCTTCAAGGCACTGATCAATGAAAGCTTCTAGTTCTTCTGAGATTTCAATGTCTTCTTCTAGGTCTTCTTCTTCTCTCATAGGCATAGGTCTACGAACTGCGCCGCTTTGAGTTGAGTTTGCCATTTTGTTTCTTATAGGTAGATTGGATGAAGATGTTGAAACGTCTTCTACACCTTCTTCAATATCTTCTTCTTCGGCCATCATCTTTTCTGGTGGCTGTGCAGGAACTGCACCCTTGCGAGATGGAGAAGCTTGTGATGTGTCCTGCTTCATTGTAGCAGCTTTAGCGCCAACATTGTTGCCTTCACCTGGCTTCTTTGGTGCATCACCTACCAATGTAGCTTGATTGCTCATTGGAGATGGTTCAGCACCACCCTTTGAGCCACCACCTGGCTTCAATGTTGCCATATTAGGATTTGAAGACTTAGCGCCGCGATCTGGTTCTGAGTCGTTTGACTCATTCATCAAAATCGCTTTCGCCACTTCTGTTAATGACTTACCCATATGAAAATACTCCTTGTTTCTATTGTTATTTATAATTTTACAATTTTGAAATGAAATGTTCAAAAAGACGAAGACTTACTGCTTCAATCTCATTTTTAGATGCTTCTCTGATCATTTTCTTAGCACGATCAACATGAACTTGTTGCCAACCATGCTCAGTTAAAATCCATTCTGCATTTTCCATTATACCTTGCACAAAAGCATTAGGTGCTGAAGGATCAGCTACAACATCTGCTGCTGTAGCTAGTCTAAAATCATCTTGCACCAACTGATAACCGTTGGAAGGTTTAAGAGACCCTACGCCTCTTGTTGAAACACCTAAACTAGCACCACCATCTAGTAAACTTTTCACAATATTTCCGTTAGGAGTATCTAAAATTTTTGCTTTACCTATAAAGTTATTACCATCTGGATAAAGCTTTGTAATCATGTGAGACACACGATCCAAATTGATTGTCGGAGAATCAGGATGCCCTAATTCACCAAATGCACGATTTTTTGTGACATACTCACTATTGTATCTGTCAACTTCTTTGTTAAGAACACCAAAAGGATACACACGACCGTTCTTGTTCTTCTGTTCAGCCTGCATAAAGATGCCTTCAATGAACATCTCTTTCTTACCAGTCTTCTCATTCATCTCTGTAAGAAAACGGATTTCGTTTACTTCTTCTTTTATAAGCTTCATAGACCTAAAGCCTTTCTTCTTCTGATTGATCTTTGGCGCTTCATAAGAGTTCTTGTCATTTTTGTTCTACGCTTGATTTTTGCTCTTCTTGCACCCATTTTTCTTCTGCGTCTTTCTGCTGGTGACATACGCTGTAAGGTTGAACCTTGCATTCTGTAACCTGGAACATTGGATATTTTTTTGCGGCGTTGTATTTTACCACCACGAATTCTTGCTTTGACTATTTTAAATCTTGCTTCGTCTAACTGCTCTTCTTCGTTGACTTTATTGACAGTAGTTGTTCTTTGCTGAACATTTGTTTTTATAGGAGAAGCTGGAATAGGTCTATCGACTTTACCTGCTCTGTTTACCTGTGAAGAACCTTGAGTTGTTGGACCACGTAGAGGCATCTGTTCTGCTCTTGGAGGCACATACGGCTTATTTGTTCTTGCGTCAGTATATCCGCCAGCACGAGGCGCTGGAGTTTTTAGTTGTGTATTTATTTGTTGTGTTTTATTTGCACTCATTCTTTCAGAAGGAGTCATATCGTCTCTGGCCAGAGATGATGCAATGCTTGAAGCAACAGGTTTTCCTGTTATAACTCTATTTATCCATGTTGTTTGTGCTTGCTTGTAAGCAGGACTACTTGACTTAGTGCTACGATTTACCATTTGCTCACTTACAAGTTTCCACTCTTTGCCAGGATGTTTGACTGATCTTATTCTTTTTCTTGATTCTGAATGTTCATATTCCTGTGACTCATTATCTTTCTTCTTTACAGGTCCTAGATCATCACTCTCTTTCATATTCTTGTAATGTGTGCTACCTGGCTGTGATTTAGGAACCACTGTAACATTTTTTGATTGTGCTGGTCCTTTTTCAGCAGACATGCTACTATCTTTTGGATCAACAGCTTCTTCTACTTCCTCTTCTTCAACTACACCAAGTCTTACAAGATTTGATGCTGTTCTATTCATTGAATGACTTTGTTCAGCAGTCATCTTTGCAGCAGACATCTTCTTTGCTTCTTCCAACTTGACAATGGAAATATGTGAAAGTTGTTCTTCTAGAAGATCATTAGCTTCTGTATAGTTTTTGTTGATTATGGAATTAACTAAATCTCTCATGATTGTATCCTGTTGAATGCATATGGATCTGCTGTCTGCCCTGCATCATAATCTAAGCTTTCTTTTCTAATATCTAAAAATATCGTTGTGGTATCACCAAAAACAAGATTTGCTGTGCTGATTAAAATATCACCTGTAGCATTTGCTTCTGGATTAGGAATGATTGCGCCGTCGTTTTCAAATGTAAAGTCTACTGAACCAGAACCAAATGTAATGATTTCAGAGTTTGCATCGCCTTCCCACTTCAATCTAAAAGAACCACCTGTTCTGGAATATGCTTTGATCTTTCTTACAGTTGATCTATAGCTTGACTTTGGATGAGTGTTAGACTGCATAATATAACCGTTCGCATTTAGTGCAAATTGCAATGTAGACGCATCAAGCAAACGAGTATTTGCTTCCTGAGTGCCATCAGAAAGAATTACATACTTTATCAATGCTCTTTTGTTAGAGTCTATTAGTCTTTGTTCTGTTATTAAGTTTGCCATATTATTGCCTTATTGCGAATGATATTACTTTTTTTAGACTTTCATTGCTCTCGTTCATCATTTGAAGCATTTTCTTTTTGTTTTTGATATTGAGAGATTCATATAGTCTTAATACTTTGTCAGCTTCTTTACTATTTATTTCAAATAAATTTCCATCTAAATCCAATTGAACATTTTCAGTCATTGACTTTCTAAACAAACTTCTTTCCAAAGATTTGATAGCATCATCTGTTCCTCGATATGTGGGTTCAATTGTAGGTATTTTGATTGTTGAACTTTTGGTTCCAGTAAGCTTCTTTTCGCCTTTGGCTTTCTCCGATGAACCGCCACCTCTAAGTCTTGCAAGTAATCCTAGACCTGCTGCTGCGGCTGCTAACTTGGCTGCTCTACCCAATTTGCTTTTTGCATCAGTTCTGGTACCTGTGTTATTTTGAGGTTGCTTCTCTAAATCTTTCTTTTTATCAGTCTTCTTGTCCGGTTTTGGTTTCTTATCTGGTTTTGGTTTCTTATCTGGTTCTGGTTTCTTATCCGGTTCTTTTCTTACTGGAGTTCCAGGACGAGTGCGAGGATCTTCAAAAGGCTTATCTCTTCTATCAGGAGATTTTCTTTTAGGCACAACTCTCTTTGGCGGTCCAGATGGTTTTGGATCAGCTATTTCAGCTTGTTTTTTCTCAGCTTGCTTCTTCCAAAAATTCTGTGCTGAAATTTCGTTTCTCTTCTGTTTCACATCAACTTGAACATCTTGCTTGACTTTTTTCATAGTCTTTACAGGAGAATGCGCTAAAGGATTTTTCAATGTTGTGTCTGACTTTGATCTTCTCAAAGCACCAGAAGATATTCTTCTGCCGCCATAAAGTTCACCGCTACCAGTTCTTCTTGAATTTATACCACCATAAGGAATTTGTGCTGGATTAAAACCGCCGCCCGGTCCAGAGTATACTCTAGCATCTTCAGGACCTCTCTCTCCTGATGTTACTTTTTTATAAATTTCATTTATATTTACATTATTGGTTTCCTGAACTTGAAGAGACTGTCTATACTGTGATCTCATCTTAGATTGAATAGCAGGTGAATCATTATCAGGATCAATTGCAGATTTTGGTGCAATACCAGCCACGGTAAACTTAGATGACATTGGTGTAGTGTATTTTGGTTCTGATTTACTACGAGACGATGTACCTGAATTTTCACTGTTAGCTGAGCCAAAAAAGTTGTTGGCTATGCCTTTGCCGATTTTTTTGATAATGTCTTTTACGCCTTCATCTAAACGAATCTCTTCATTCACATCAGCAACACCAATTTCATTGAATGGAATTGTTACATACTTGTCGAGTGCTTGAGCATAGTAAAGACCAACTTTTTGCCCATCAGGAAAAGCACGAATTGCTTTTCTTTTTAGAACTACTACAGCAGGAATGTTTGTTACATCTTTAGCTATACCAGCTTTTGATTCCTTCATCATTACATCTTGTTTGATCTTTCTGTATACCATCTTGTCTGAAAGAACTTCGGACATTAGAGCGTCCAGCAAATTGATCATCATGCGCTTTTCTTGCGCTGTCATCTTATCTGCTGGTTTTTCCATAGCGCGTTTTAGTGCTGATAGCTTTTTAGCATCAAACAAACCTGCACGAACAAGCTGGGTAAGCTTATTCATGTCGTGTTCTTCTTTTTCAGTAATGAGATTATACTGTTCTCTTAGGTCTTTGATGCTTTTCATGATGTATTACTTTCTCTTTCTAAGCATATCTTTAGGATTTTCGTAAGTGCCACTCTTCATAAAGAACGCTCTGGCTCCACGATCATAATCACCAGTATCTTTAACTCTTTTGCCTTGACGAACTTCAACTTCCGATCCTTTTTCATCAGAATTCTTAGATTTTACTTTCCACTTTGTTCCTTTACTTGACTTTTTAGAAGCTATTGTCTTCTCATCAAGTTCTTCAACTTCTTCCATTACCTGACCGAAGTAACTTTGTGCGATATCAATCTTGCGTTCTTCCAACTTTTCAACAGCCTTTGTAGCGAGAGCGTTTGAAAAATGTGTACGCATAGCATCTAGATTGCCTTCTAGAATGTTTTCTAATGCTTTGTTTACTGACATTTTATTCTCCTGAGTGTTTAGTATATTTATAAATCTTCTATCAATACACAATGGAAAAGATTTATCGTTACCGAATCTGCTTCTGGATTTAGTATACCATAATCAATTTGATGTGGACCAGAAACAATTTTGACTTTTGAACCTCTCGGCAACATTGTTTCCAATTCGCCTCTATTAGAAGAAAGTGGATCAACATAGATAGATTTTTGACCCTTCGAAATCTCGATTTGAAGCACTACGGGTTTTTCATTGCCCCAGTCCGAATCGGTAAATCCATTAATGGCTGTATTGAAATTTATAGAAGTAGACAAATAACCTCTGAAGATATATTCACTGCCAGGTTTTATTTTTTCAGCTTTATATCTTTCACTCAGACCTGTGTATACAGTATAATCAAATGGAGCTTGTGTTTCTTCAAAAGCTGAATCTAGTGCTTCTACCATACTTTCTATAAAAGAAGCGTATTCTGGCTCTGTATCTGGATCATGACCTTTGTAAAGAAATCTATTTATAGGATCAAAAGCATCACTAGTGTATTCTTCGATTGCTCGTATTTCTTCGTCATCATACATTCCAGGCTTATAGAACTTGTATAGTTCTTTATTCAAAGCTATTGTTTCTTTGTATTTCTTGTTAAGAATCTTAATATCTTCTGCTTCTCTTTTTGACAAAACTTTTGAATGAGTATCAACTTGAGTCATTAACTCTTTGGATTTATTTGGATTACTTGTGCTTCTAGCTTTGTCATATATACTTTGAATTTCTTCTATATGTTTGTATGGCACAAGTCTATCGTTATCTACTGTATATGCTATTCTGCCTTTAGAGTCAGCATATCTGCCAAAACCCATATAAGTCAGCCCAAGTCTTCTTGCTTCTTTGGATGCGTTTGTTTTTGGTTCTGACTTGACCTCAGCAGCTAAAGATTCTGATATAAAGTCTTCAAATTTCATCATCTTACTGGTTCCATAGTATCATTGACAAATCTTCTGCGATTTGTTGCTTGTCCCATCTCTAATGGATCTATCTGATCTTTACCTGTTCCATCTTGAACGGGTTGTTGTTCAGGAGGCACTCCCTGCTGCGCTGCATACTGCTGCATCATACTCTCTTGAGGAGTAGGTGGAACCATATTAGATGCAGGTGCTTGAGGCGGCAACGGATTACCCTGATCATCTGTAGGCAATGGATTACCGTTTTCATCAACCGGAGTGTTTGCAGCTTGTTCTTCTTCTATCTGCGCTTGGATTTCTTCAATGTCTTCATCATCCATCATTAGAACATTCTTGCGAACCCACTGCATAGAATAATAACGGCCAACATACGGATCTACAGCTTGAAGAGTTGCAATACGATTCATTAATAGTTCAGACTCTTTCAACTCATCAAAGTTGTTGTCTTTCTTGAAATCGTAGTAAACATCTTCTTTGAACTCTTTCCACTCTTCTTCAGTACATATTTTCTTTAAAACAAGCTGAACACGAAGAACATCATCAAATAGAGTTGCAAACTTGTTACGAAGTCTGTCAATAAACTTTGCAAACTTAAGTTCTTCTCTGGTAATTTCCGTTGCACGACCAAGAATACCACCACCTGGTTGTTGCTCAAGACGACCAATAGGAACACCAAGTGCTTTGTATAGCTTGCGTTCAAAATACTTTACATCTTCCAACTCGCCTAAATTCTGTGCGCCAGGAAGAGTTGTAATTTCTGTTCCCTTACCGCCTTCACGACGAGGAAGCCAGAAATCTTCAAGCATGGAAAGATGCTTGCGATCATCTTTGATTTCACCTGTGCTGCTATCGTAAACAAGCTTGTTACGATACTTAGTCATAATATCTTTTAGATACTGTTCTGCTTTGATGGTTGGCATGTTACCAACGTCAATGTAAAATATACGGCGCTCAGGCGCGCGTGAGAGACGATAAATGACTGTCGCATCTTCAATCATTCTAAGATTGTTTAGTGGCTTGATAGCCTTGTGTAGATGAGAGAGAACCATCGCTCTCTTGGAATCCATTAGACCGGAATTGACATTGACGATTGCATCAACAGCAATCTTTGCACCTAAATTGGAATGTGCGCCAATAATACCGCGCTCATTGTATAGGTAGTATTCGTTTATCTTCTTGATGATATCGATTGTCGTGCGAGGATCTTTTGTTTTCTGAATTTCACGGATTTTGCGAATTCTGCGCGGGTCAATATATCTTAGTTCCAAAATGCCTTCACCCGCTCTCTTTTCGTCAATGATCACATGATAGAACATGCGACCGTCAATATACCAACGACGGAATATTTCATGCCCCATATTACCAAAGTTCAGAAGCTTTAGAACAGTATCAAACTCATCTCTGATCTTCTTCTTGACACCTTCTGGCTGCTTAAGGTCGTCCATGTTGATTTCCACAGCCTTATCTTTAGCTGTGTTTACAATTGCTTCATTAACGATTTCGTCAATAGCAGTTTCCAACTCTGGCTGCATTGACATTTCACGATACCGAGTGATAAGTTCAATTTCGTTGCGAACAACACCGTCTAAATCAACATAGGTGCCATAATAAGCACCTGATTGAATAGTTACAGCACCATCGTCATTCTGCGGTAATGCGAATGTTTTATTGACTTCATCTTGCGAAGCGTTGTCTTGCTTCGTCTTTTTTCTTGAGATTTCAAAACCAAAAAGTTGAACCACCTATTATCCTCCGGAAATAAAGAGTGGGAAGAGCATTCCCACTCTCTAGTATATATTAGATATTAGGTAGTGGTAGGTCCAGCACTGCTGATTGATCTACCTGTATCTTCCCACCACTGATATGCAAATGTTACAGCAAACTCTTCAATTGTATCGTTTGCGCCCCAATCCATTTCAATAGGTGAAAGATCAATTGGAAACATACCGATGAACTTATATTCTTTAATGATGCGTCCTGTTGTATCTGCGGTAGTAAGACCACCAGCTTTTCCGTGTTGGCGAATAAATGCGTCTCGTTGATATGTTGATGGCGAAACACGATTTAAAGCACGAACATTTTCTCTGTGAGAATTAATGAAATTCATCCATCTTTCTATAGCATTACGGACAGCAAAGTCTTCGTCATTGATGATAGTAACTGTCCATTCTGTGAATGTACGATTACCAGCAAACTTTAGTTCGCGTCCGAAGTAGTTAACAGGAACAGCGTTGACTGTTGAGCCTGGTAACTGTGCTGCGCGACACATAAAGTTAAACTTAGATTGTGCTGTAGTTATTCCTGTTAAAGCACTTAGATCATCAATAGAACACTCAAACAGATTAGGTCTTGCACCATCACCTGTCATCTGTGATCTAAATTCTGAAATGTCAAAAGCTGCCATTTTTTTACTCCTTTTTTATCTATTTATGTCTTAAAATTAAAATCTACCAACAATTTCTTCGAAGGCTACACCAGTTCTAACAGCAATAAAGTTTAGCTGGATAAAGTTGATGCTTCTTGCTGGTTTGATATAAATGTCACCGACAAATTCGTTTCTGTCGATAATTTCAGGAGTATTGTTAGTTTCATCGCAAACGACACGATAATCAAAGATACCACGACGACCCTGCACATCACGCAAGAACGGATCTACTAGAGCAACGAACTGTGAACGAGTAAACTCATCGTTGAATTCAAACAAGCTGAATTTTGCTGCTCTTGCGATTGCTTTTTCAAGAACAATGAACAGTCTGCGAACATTGATGCGATCAAATGCTGATGGACGAGCCAACAGAGTCTTATCACCATATAAAATGGTACCTTCACCGCGGAATGTTACAACTGGGTTAACACCGTTCTTGTATAGTTCGTCACGATCTGTTTTGTTTGGATTGTAAGAAAGTTTTACAACATTTCTGATTTGACCACGATTGAAACCAGCTGGTGAGAACCATGGATCACGCTCAAAGTCTGTTCTTACACATAGACCAGCAATGTCACCGTTCATTGGTACCCAACGATATACATTGTTGTATTTGTCAAACTGATATTTCCAAGCAGAATCCATTACAGCATATGATGTTGATCTGTTCAATGTGTTTCTGCGATCAATGATGTCATCTGCTTCATCACCAGCATTGTTGACAACATCAGCAAATTCAGGTGAAACAAAAGCAACAGCATCTTTACGAGTTTCAGCAAGATCAATTACAGCTTGTGCTACTGTTGTATTAGCGGCACCAGTCATGAACAATGAAACATCTGTCTCATCAGCGTTTGAGAACAAATCATAACCTAAAATACGATCACCATCTGTAACTGCACCAGAAACACCGCCACTTAGTGAAGCTGTATATTCAGGTAAGCCCTGTGCAAATGTTGTATTAGCTGCTGAAAGACCCCAAGTTGTGGTATTTGCTGCACCATTACCATTTAGTGCCTTGTTAAGGATGTAAATGTATTGTGAACGATCATTGATTACATTTACATAGTAGTTAGATGAACCATCATCATTTTTAGCGTCTGAAGCTTTGGAAATGAAAGCGAACTTTTCTAGAATTGTATTTGCTCTTCCTGAAAATACACCATCTTCGTCAATAACGATAAGATGCATTTCATCATTTTTACCATTTACATTTGTAGCATATACAGATGTTGCTGGCGGACCATCAAATTCGGAAGCATATGTCCATGTTGCTGCGTTCCATGAAGTTACTGTTGTATTGATTGTATTTGCATAAACAGAAACTTTTAGTGAGTTGCCTAGTTCACCTGCATACTTAGCTGCAAACATACCAATCAAACCATTAGCAGAAAGATCACTATATTCTGTTAAATATTGATCATTGTTCTTGATAAGAACATTTTGTGATCCTGATGTAGCATTATTTGCGATAGATGTGTTTGCTACGCGAACTAGCTTTAGATTACGAGCATATGCTAAGAAGTTAGCTGCTGTGAAAAAGTCAATGAATGTGTTATTATCTGGCTTACCAAATGTAGCAGCCAACTCAATTTCATTACTTATTGTAACTATATCGTTGATTGGACCCCACTGAAATCGACCAATATACGCACCCTCTGTAGTACCTACAGCAGGAACAATAGTTGTTAAGTCAATTTCAGATACATTTACGCCTGGTGACAATTGAAATGCCATCGTGTTTCTCCTTTACAAGAAAGATTGTTTCATTCTCTACATTATTTAGAAAAACGAGTATTTATAGCTTTGGAAACCAGTTCAGATCATCAAATGGATATAGTTTTTTACGGTCTTCTACCCATAAATCTCTGTCTGAACTATCATCAAAAGGATCATCAATACCATTGTCAATTATACCCATGGGAACAACATCCTGATCCATCAGATTGAACTGCTCTTGCTGTAGGACTTTACGAATGTCATTGTTTATGTTTTCACGGAAATACTTCTGTGCTGATAGCCAACCAAAATGTACCAGTGTCATTACCAGATCATCATTATTACCTTCTTCGGCCTTGAACGTCTTCTTGTCTGCTGAGAACGTAGTCAACTCGGTAATCATCTGAGCGTCATTTATGATAAGCTTATCACTTTCAATCAGAGTTTTCAGATTGGTACAACCAATCATCTTAGACTGGTTTGTAGTTTTTAGACCATATGCTATCTTCTTTTTGAACCCGGGTGTTTGCTGCTGTCCCTGCTTGCCTTTCATCTCAATCTTGATTAGATTTTCATATGCAAGTTCATGATGAATAATGTCTGAAACTTGAAGTCCGATAGAGTTGATTTCCACCAATACAAAAGCTTCATTGTATAACTTTGCTGTTTGCACTATGATAGTTGGAAACAGTAACGGCGAAATCTGGTTGTTTCTGTATTTTGCGACAAGACGATATGGTATTTCCGTAACATCTATAACAGAGAATGTGGAATAGTCTAGCCCCTGCCCCTCGGCCACGTCCACTGTCATTGTATATGTTCTGCCCGGTACAGGATCTTTGTAGATATCCAGTTTGCCTTCTTGACGAATAGGATTGTGCCATACAAGCGAACGAAGCTTGACTGGATGAATGAGTGTGTTTGTAGAACCGATAAACTCACACTCAAACTCTTGGCGGAACTGATCTGGAGAAGTGTTTCTAATCGTCTCTTCTTTCCACTCTTCATCTCTACCAGGCACCATGCTCCAGTGGATCTCAATTGGTTTATATAGACTGCGCTGTTCTTGTGCTTCAGTCCACATACGATAAAACAAGTTTAGACCGTTAGGTGTAGAAACGATAATAACTTTAGTTGTCTTACCAGAAGAGATGGTAGGATATGTAGACATGAAGAATGCTTCTGCGATGTTGTTTGGAACGAACGCGAATTCGTCCAGAAAGATAACATTGAACGATCTACCACGAACAGATGAACCAGAAGTGGAATCAGCGACCGCGCGAGAGCCATTGGCCAACTCAATAGAACCTTTGTTCCATTCCTTGACACCCTGCTGTAGGAATCTTGGTAGATACTCAAACGCAAGCTGAAGTCTGCCCATGATTTCTCTTGCTGTTGCGGATTTGTTAGCAAGAATGGCTACATTAACATTCTCATTGAACAGAATGAAGTGTAGCAAAAATGCAACACTGGTTGTAGTCTTACCAACCTGACGAGGAAGCTTACAAATAGAGAATCTGTTTTCATGGAATGTTGTGAGCATTTCCTTCTGAAAGTCCCACATCTCAAACGGCATAAGACCGCGGTCAACGTTGATGATACGCATATATGTGCAAGCGAAGTACACAGGATCTTGCGAACACTTGATAAACTCGTCCAGTTCAGCCTGAGTGAAGGCGTGCATAAAGTCTTCGCGCGGGAGATTCGGATTATTGTTATAACCTTTACTCACTTGACTTCTGCTTTTTAGAATGTTTCATAATTAAAATAGGTGCTTGTCTAGAAGGTATAGCTTTTTTGGCCCTATCTACATTGCCTTGCCAATAATTACGAACTTGGTCTCTAACAAAACCTTTTGTTGGAATATTGAGAGTTTTCTTTGTGGCTGCATGTGCAATTGCTTGTGCAACGCTATATCTATTTTTTTCATTACCAAATGTGCTGCCTGTAAAGTAGTCGCCCTTCTTTCGTGCTTCACCAGCAATTCTATCATGTTCAGCGGCTTCATCTGGCGTGAGAGGTTTTAGGTCATCTTGATTGATGATCTTTGCAGGAATACTTGATTTACCTTTCATCTCCGCATTTTTACCACGATTTAGACCATCTATGATGCTGTGTGTCTTACTGTTGAGGGAGTTTCCTCTACCTTCTTTTATAAACTCTCTAAATGTTTTCATATTAGTGCTTTTCTAGACTACTTGTATTCCAATTCACTTCAATAGCTTTGTGTTTCTGTTCACCGTTTTTCAAGTTTCTGGTATGAATGACTTGTGTATTATCATCCTGATCCATAACAGAATACTCATGCTTTACTTTAGGATGGCTAATTATTGTGACTTGATTTTCACCATCACCAGCACTTGTTACATCTGGTCCAACACCGTGTACATTCTTGAAATGGTTTCTTGCTATACGAACAGCTCCAGCATGACTTGGACCTCCGCCACCACCACGATCACCTCCATCATCAGTAGGAGGAGGACCACCACCGCCTATCTTTTTTTTAGGTGGTGTCAACATATTACGGAAATCAAATCCGCCCTTGCCACCCATCTTTGTTGGCGCAAATTCATTCAACTGTTGTCTAAACTCTCTAAACGTCTTCATTTTTCTGCTCCTTGATCTTTTTTAGCAAATCGGAAGGTGACCCAACAAACACAGCTTTTTCCACTGTGACATTTGGTTGTTCTTTTTTGTCATCACCTTTTAAGTCTTTTGTTTTCTTCTGAAGGTCATATAAGTCTTTCGTGGTATCAGCGATGGTTCGCATCATGGTAGCAAGGACTTCATACGCGCGAGGGCTTTCTGATTCCTTAGCTAGATCAGTCAGATTTTCCATAGCAGCATTGCCTTTATCTATCAGCGACCTAAAAGTTCTGCGAGACAGATTATAGTCAGCTTTGATATCATCATCTTCGTGTGGTGTATTGATGACTTCTACTTGCTTTGGTGGTATAATTTCCATTGCGTTTTCAATACCAAGTGCTTCGCTTAGTGCTTTATCTGTCTTACTCATTTATGTCAGGCCATTCTAAAATTTCAGTTGTGTATCCATAATCATTACCAGGTTCCGCAGTGAGAGGATCTGGCTCAATTGTAATTTTTGCAAGTTTGAGAGGTGATATGTCAAAGCTTGCAAGTTGATAGCTTGCATTAGAAGACAATGCGCGAATTGTATTGTTTGTTTTGAATTGCCCCTGCACTCCACCAAGCGCAAGTTTTCCTGTATTGGCTGACCAACTTAGAATGATGCCATATGCATTTGCAGTCTCGTAACTGTTTCCCTGATATGCGATATCATCCATGTGATATGTGCCGTTATTACCAGATTCTAGATTGATTCTTGTTATGTAGCCAGACTGTAGTGTCGGATCGTTGAATAGATTTGCGATAACTTTGCGAATAATCTTTGGATTTGTAATAGGACCATAATAGTGTGCCTTCATAGTGAAAGATAATGTCCACATGACAAATCTTACACTATCAAAGTTACCCTCATATTCAATGTTGTTGGAAACTGTGTTCAATATGATAGGAATGTCTTTGAGTACATTCAGACTTGTTACAGGATTGATTGTTACAGTATAATCAGGATTAAAATAAGGCATTATCTGCTCAATGACTTGTGTGCCATCATCTATGTTTCTTGCATATAATGTCAACTCGAAGTTCAAATCGTAAGGAACCGACATATAGGAAGACTTAGCAGATGTGCCGCTGTTTCCTTTAGCTACCTTCAACATGGAATTTTGTTTTCTAGCAGCATCATATGATATGCCTGTCAATTCAAACGATAATCGTGGTAGTCTAACTTGAATTTGCTTTTGTAGATCAGGATCAGATCGAAGTCTTGATATGTACTTTTCTTTTGGTCCATACACAATAGGAACTTTTACTCGTTCAATTTCATTACCAGTGTCTGTATTTGTGCGAACGAGCGTTATATTATTGAACATAGTTCCAAACAGAACGACATATTTTCTTGTTATTCTATGATAGAAGTGTGTACCAAACATTATGGATTTCCAAACGGATTAATTTCTGATAAGTCTATAAACAATGATGCTTCAGTCTGTAGATTTTTATTATCTGACTGATCATAGAATACATGATCACCAAGAACATCTGTGGATGTAACAGTATATGAAGCATTAGAAGTTTCACCCTTTATAACTGTTGCTGTAGCAAATGTGCCAACAATATTATGTAGTGTCAGCTTCTTTGTGGATAGATCATAGCTTGTAACAGTTGCTTTAGCATTAGCTGTTGCGACATTTGATCCTTGATATGCAAACTCGCCTTCATAGAACAGACCTGAACCAGATCCAAGAGCAAGTTCTATTGTGTAAGAATTCTGCACTTCAACTTCATCAATCTCTTCAACACCTGTTGTAATATTTTCATCAGAGAAGCGGAACAATTCACAACGCAATTCGTATATATATGGATTGCGTTTACCAATAGAGAAGAAGTTTAGTTCTTCTTCTACAAACTTTACTTCAAACAGTTTACGCATAACAGGAACATAGAACAGATCGCCCTCTCTTGGACGAGCAGCTATGTTTGATGGTACATATTTATTAAATGATCTTGCAGAAATGATAAAGTTTGATGTATCTCGAATTTCTAAACCAAATTTAGAAAAGAAGTCGCCGTCACCTTCGTATCCTTCAACGTTTGCGATATATGATTCCATAGAATAAGCGCGAGTAAACTTTGCATTGACTGATTCACCGTAGATTTCATCATCGCTGTTATAAGCATCTCTGGGTATGTAAAAACAATCATGACCCATTATCTTGATGCTCTCAACAATCAAATCTTCCAAAAGCCTTTGTTCGTTTATAACACCAGGTGAGTAGTTGTTGAAATATACGGACGTTGCCATTTTATCCTACCATAAACTGAGGTGGTTCCTCAAAGGTATCTCTTATCAATTGTTCCAGTGCTTCAATCTCTTGTACAGCTTCTTCATAGATTTGCTGCCCGTTCATCATAATACCACCAGGCAATTGCATACCCTGATACTTTTTTAGATTGTTGCCCCACTGACGCTTGATGTATGCTGTGGCCAGTTTCTTGAGCATACGATCATCATAGACTTTAGGATAAGTCTCAGGATCTACAATGACCCAACCTTCAATAACTGCCCACTCTCCAGGACTGATCATGCCCCAATTCATATCAATGTACAATTTGTTTGTATGTCTGTTGAAACGAACAGGTGTTTCACCGGAAAACAACATGTCTAGTGTACGAATGTGCTGCATTGTTAGAGCATAGTTTACATAGGATGTGCTGGTAAAGTCATAGAGTTCGTGAAGACGCAATTGATATCGCAAGTCAAACATATTGATGGTTGCGTTTGAGGATGAGATTGGAAATATCTTTGTGACACCTATGATGTTATCTGTTATAGGAATCCAACCATTAGATATGTTTTCCGATGTAAATTGATGCTTGAGATACCAACGCTCAACACCATCAAAGTGAAACTGCTGAATATACTGAAAGGCTTCGTCAATACGATCTTCTACCTGATCGTCGTCCACATTTATGTCAATGACAGGAAATCCAAGTTGGCGAAGACACCACTCTTTCAACTGTTCTCTGGATGCTGGAATGCCCATGTGTAAATACCCTCTTTATAGAGTATTTATGTATATTTACAGCTCACTTAAACCAGGGACCTACCATCCAAGTTACAACCGTAAATCTTTCGCCCTCTTCAACATCTTCAACACCGTGAAGCAGAAAAGAAGGAAATACCAAAACAGTACCTTTTCTTTGTGGTGGGTATAACTTCTCATGTCCAATTTGCAAGAAGAATTTACCTCCTTTGAAATCATCATTTAAGAAAGCGAGAACAGTCAGTTTTCTACATTCCTCAAAATTTTTTGGATCATTACTTAAAAATGTATCAATATGACCTTTATATCTACCGCCGCCGGTCGGATACTTTAAAAATTCCGACTGATTTGCTCTCTCAATATCAAATTTCCACCTTTGAGCGTTCGCGTCTAAACCCGCCGCAGCAAGCCTAGCTCCAATGCCTTTATAGACAGGAAGAACTACTCTATTAACATTTCTTATTGTTTTATCAATAGTTCCAGTAGTTCCTCCGCCAACACCAGCCTCTTCATCTGGCGCAGTATTATACAACTTAATCAACATATCACAATCTTTTTCAGTGAGTATATCGCTATATAACCACATAGTAAGATCATCATTTGCCGGCAGATTTAGTTTGCCGCGTTTGTCATATATCCATTCTTTGTGTGGTCCATTTGCATCTACATAATGTAGAAATACTTGTGCTTGCCATTTACCTTCTTTATATTCGTCACGCCAATGATACATTTCACAGCCTCGATAAAGCATTGCATCGCCAACTTTCATTTTGAGTTCGCTGACATCATCTGCATATACAGTATTGTCATGTTCATCAACTCTTGATGTATTAGTTGGATTATCTGAAGGTTTACCAATATAAATTGGCCAAACATCACCCTCAAAATCTAAAGTCAAAGTAGCACTTACTTCACAAGAAGGGCGATCACGATGGATTTTGAGAACTTCACCTGGTTCATACCATCTTGCATAAGCATAAGTTGGTAGTAATTTTAAACCTGAAGCCTGTTCAAAATGTGGTAGCAAATCAACAAGCAACTTATCAAAGGTAACACTATCTCTAATAGATTTGCTTTTTGGGCATTGTGGATCAAACCAACCTCGATTGTTAATTTCATTCTTCAATGCGAGAGTAAGTTCTTCACAGTTCTTCTTGTCAAGAAACCCTTCGAGATGCACATAACGATGTGTTTCATACTGTTCAGCAGTATTCATAGTATATTCCTTTCATAACGACTGTAATGCAATTATTCAGTTGGTTCTTATATAACTGATTCTGGCTTAATATATAGTTGCCCTTCAGAGTAGTACCATTTATCGGCAGCACAGTCATCTGGACAATCTATCCAAAACAAAGGCGGGGCAACTGGAAATTCTGTTTCCTCTACCTGTGCTACTCTTGAGCCAAGTTCAGTGTCATCATAAGAATAAACTTTTTCATTTGGTGATATTAATGCTTTCATCAATAAAACTCCTCAACAACAACTATACCCTGAGCACCAACGCCGTTGGGCGGCGAACTGCCGGATGACGGATTCCGCCATCGACCAGACGCTCCTCCGCCATATAAATTACCGCTATTGGGGCTGATCGAACCGCCGGTCGGTGAATCTTGACCACCTTGTGTGCTGCTTAACACTGCTGCCGCGCCGCCAGCGCCTGCTATTGCCACGGTGGGGTTGGCTAAGGTTCCACTTCCTCGCCCTCCTGGTATATTAATTGTTCCTCCTGATCCGGAACCGCCGCTACTACCTGCGCCTCCTCCGCCTGTTGCACTACAAAAGGCACCAAAAGAAGATGTTCCTCCTGTTGTCACTGGTACTGAACTAACACTTCCTCCTAAACCTACAGTAACAGTGACAGGTCCAGGAATGCTTGGAGCAGGTATATATGACATAGAAGTTCCTCCACCAGCAGCGCCATCCTGCCGGATCCCGGCGCTTATAGGTCCGCCATTGCCGCCTCCTCCACCAACGACTGTGACTTTGATAGCTTTCAATTCTGCAGGTTTTGTCCAAGTACCATTTGCAGTAAAAACTTGCATCACATAGTTACCACCAACTGATAGTGCAGAACCGTTTATCAATATAGCAGATGTATTGATTGCACCGTTTACATCAAGCTTGACGTTGTTACCCACTGTGCTGGTTGTACGATTAACGAGAACATTGCCTAAAACCGGCAAATTACCGGAAAAAACAGCGCCTGAAGTATTTGCTAGTGCAGAGTTTGCTTTGCCGAATGCAGCATTAGCAGTTAAATGTGCAGCATTGGCATGAACTCTGGCAGTATTAGCTTGGTTAAATGCTGCATTAGCAGTTAAATGTGCAGCATTAGCAGTTAAATGTGCAGCATTGGCATGAACTCTGGCAGTATTAGCTTGGTTAAATGCTTCACTTACAGATAAAGTTGAACCATTGATAAGTACAGCAGATGTATTGATTGCACCGTTTACATCAAGCTTGACATTGTTACCTACTGTTGATGTTGTGCGTCCAATGAGAACATTGCCTGTATCATCAAAACGGATTTTTTCAGCATCCGCAGTGTTTATTGTTACGGCTGTTCCGTTTGCTTGAATACTTTTTGTTCCTGTTGAATCAAAATGTATGTTGGCGACTTTTAGTGTTGACATTTCCTACTATTCCTGTTGTTTATCTTATTTATATGCCTTCGTCATGTTCTATCGACTTATGACAATGATTAGGGTCGATCTTATCAGCCAGCCAACAAAACCATCTGCACAAAATGCATGTGCTTAATATTTTAGCACACCTTGAAGATATTGTTTCGTCAGGATTACCACCGAGTAAAGTATTGCCCAGCTGGTCAATCGAAATCAATATATTCCAAAGGTAGTTACGAATCATGGCCAGTACGCAGTGTTTGCCCAATCTTCTGGAATTGGATCCATGTCTTTCAATGCTCTAGCAGCAAAAATATGCGATCTTTCGTGTTCTGCTGCTGTTTGCCCAAATGAAATAACAGTTGGTGAATCCATCTGAACGATAGAATTATCTTGTGCGATCCATGAGAAAGGTTCTGTGCCACCATGCCATAGATAGTTGTTTGCTTGTGCGCCCTGTGAAACTGCCATGAAAGCAAGTAGTGCAGCACCCGAGATACGCTTCTGATCTTCTGGTCTGCTGTCAAACATTATATCATTAAACAAAAATCCTTGAGCGATCAGTTCATCTCTATATCCAGTGATAGAATCAAGTGTTTTAGTTCTTTTAGCAGCAAGTTCAGCAGCGATCTCTTCTGAAGTTTTGTCTCTAACAATCCAGTCAATCGCTTGTGAATTCCATTCCAAAACTTGTGTATCAGTAATAGTTGGCTTATCAGATACTTCAGTGTATCCAGCGTCAGTAATTTCTTCTGCTGTAAATGAAGTCGGATCAGTTCTTGTTCTACCATCAGACAATCTAATTCTGAATGGTATTGTTTGTGGATATGCGCCGTTGTATGAATATAGTGCCATTATCTTATTTCCATTTACCTAAAAGCAACTGTTGTTAAAACACCATATGTAGAACCTGTTGCTGATATTGAAAGCGTTCCAGTTGTTAATGCTGTAGTAGAAGCACCTTCCAAATAATCATTGCTCTTTGTATATGTATATCGTTCTGTGGTATTTGTCCAGTTAGCAACTCCATTACCAACACCTAAAGCAGATATAACATAATCTCCTGCATTAACACTTATATTTGTAGTATATGTAGTTGTTGTATTGTTGTGGGCGTTATAAACAGGAGATGTGACTGTAGTTACATTTAATAGTCTAAATATTCCTATTGCTATACCATTGGTAATCGTGCCATTAAATGTCAGTGCAATGTTTGCTGTAGTTCCAGAAGGTACATTAGCATATATTATTGCACTTCTTTCATAACCAGCAGCGTTGCTTGTTTGTAAAAGAGTTGCGCTCACACCACCAATAGTAGCAGAACTTAATAATCTGCCGGATGCTCCTGCATTCCAACTAACTGTAACAACAACTGTTCTATTTGTGTCAGCATCACCTATGTTAACAGAATTAAATGTATAGCTAGAACTTGTGCTTCCTACAGAAGTTGATGTTATGTACGATGCTGAGAACAAATTTGTTCTTTTAGGAAATTGAATCGTTGATCTGAGGTTCCATATACCTTTAGCTTTTGAATAGTCAAGATCAGCAATAGTTTCAGGAGCAGCAACATTCTCTGATTTGAGATCATCCCAATTGTTGAAATATCTTTTTCTGCCTTTAAAAAACCCACCAAATCTACCTCTGCTCACACCGATAATCCTTCTATAACAGCTTGTAGATTAAAAATTCCAGAGTTTAAAATATATGACGGAGTTGATGAAAATGTAAAATAGAAAGATTGCATAAACTGAGAGCCCGAATCTCCAATATCACCAGTAACATTGGCAGGAGTATCACCTTCGTTGTATAATATGTAATACAGTTCAATAACGTCTCTGCCTGACTCGTCATCACAAATGATAACAGAAAAACCATCAGGCGTATCCGTGACATTTAATGCATTATTATTACTTCCTCTTTGCCCCATCGCAAAGAACCCAATAATCGGTCTTGCTGTTTCTGCGCTCATACTTAAAGTTTGTGTACCTGGATTGCCAGTAGTTGCTAGACCAGCAGAATCATTTATCGTGACACCTGTAATAGTACCAGCATTTGGACGAAATACAGCACACAACATAAAGTGATTAGTAGTTGTTCCGTCAGTGCTAGTAACAGTAGTTCCGGCATCACCCGCTTGTAGTATTCTATAATATGTCGTGCCTGTTATGTTAGAAAAAACTGAATCTGATCTAATGAGCGTCCAACCAGAAGGAGCAGATAATGTTCCAGCAGTATCTTCATTGTCTACTATAATCGCAACATCTCCAGCTTGTGCGCTGGCTGGTATGGTTACATTAGGTGTGTTTGTTCCTGTAGAACTAGCAACAAAAGACATTGCGGTTAATGCGTTTTCGCTTCTATAGCTTTTTGTTACACCAACAAAACCACCGTTAAGATATACACTCTGTAAAGGCATAGATTACGAAATTTCCTCATAACTACAAATTGCTTCTAGATCACCAGCTGCTGATGCTGTACATCTAAGTGCATCGCCTTCTTCAAGATATATTGCTGTTTCTTTTGAAATGACAACTAGTGTAGCATCTGCTGGTACAGTTATTGTACTAGCAATAGAATAAGCACTACCGCCTCTAAACAAATCAACTGTAATATCAGCAGCATTAGTGCCATCTATGTTTGATATAACTAGAGAATTTATTTTATATACTTTACCGGAAGCTGCGTTGTTAGTTACAACGGCAGTAGCTGACGTAGTAACTGCCAGTACTTCTGTATTACCACGAATTGTTGTTACATTGACTATGTTTGGCGCTGCCATATTTTCCTCTTATCCAAAAACGATTGCCATTGCGATTGCTTTACCTGTTGATACCGCTGTATTGGCTTGATCAAAAGCTGCTGAACCAATTGTTGCTGCTGTATTAGCTTTATCAAAAGCTGCTGAACCAATTGTTGCTGCTGTATTAGCTTTACCAAAAGCTGCTGAACCAATTGTTGCTGCTGTATTAGCTTGACCAAAAGCTGCTTGTCCAGTTGTTAAAGCAGTATTAGCTTGTGCATAAGCAAGATTTGCTGTGTTAAATGCTGCGGTGGGTGCAACACCAGAAATAGTACCTGTAAATCTAGGTTTACCACTAAACAATATTTCATCGTTTGCTGACTGTACTTTGATAAAACCAGACGAGGCATTACCTGTTGTAAAAAGTAAAGGTGTTGTGTTATCGCCGGTTGTTATTTGTGATATAGATAATGTTGACATGTTATACTATTGCTATTCTTGCGTTTGCTTGTATTGTTAATGTTCTGTTTGCTGCAACTGTGATTGGACCAGCAGCAAGCGCGTTATTACCTGAGTATATAGTTGTGTTCGTAGTTAGCGTATCTGTATGAACACGGAAGATGTCACCAAGTCCAGTTGCGATTCCTGTATCTCCATTATTGCCTTGGAAATATCCGCCGCCACTAGCACCCTGAATACCTTGTGTGCCAATAGCGCCCTGAGTTCCTGTTGCACCCTGAGTTCCTGTTGTACCTTGACGACCTTGAATACCCTGTGCACCAGTAGTACCTTGTGATCCAGTTGATCCAGTAGCACCTTGACTTCCTGTAGCGCCTGTTGTTCCTTGAGTGCCTGTAGTACCTTGTGATCCAGTTGATCCAGTTGCACCTTGAGTACCAGTAGCACCTTGTGTACCAGTAGCGCCTTGTGATCCAGTAGCACCAGTTGTACCCTGACTTCCTGTAGCACCAGTTGATCCAGTGGTACCTTGACTTCCTGTAGCGCCAGTCGTACCTTGTGATCCAGTTGATCCAGTAGCACCAGTTGTACCCTGACTTCCTGTTGTACCTTGAGTACCTGTAGTACCTTGACTTCCTGTAGCACCAGTTGATCCAGTGGTACCTTGAGAACCAGTTGCACCAGTTGCACCAGTTGATCCAGTGGTACCTTGAGTACCTGTAGTACCTTGACTTCCTGTAGCACCAGTTGATCCAGTGGTACCTTGAGAACCAGTTGCACCAGTTGATCCAGTGGTACCTTGAGTACCTGTAGTACCCTGAGAACCAGTGGTACCTTGAGAACCTGTTGTACCTTGACTTCCTGTAGCACCAGTTGATCCAGTAGCACCAGTTGTTCCTTGTGATCCAGTAGCGCCAGTCGTACCTTGAGATCCAGTTGATCCAGTAGCACCAGTTGTACCCTGACTTCCTGTAGCACCAGTCGTACCTTGAGATCCAGTTGATCCAGTAGCACCAGTTGTACCCTGACTTCCTGTAGCACCAGTTGATCCAGTAGCACCAGTTGTACCCTGACTTCCTGTAGCACCAGTTGATCCAGTGGTACCTTGAGTACCTGTAGTACCCTGACTTCCTGTAGCACCAGTTGATCCAGTAGCACCAGTTGTACCCTGACTTCCTGTAGCACCAGTTGATCCAGTGGTACCTTGAGTACCTGTAGTACCCTGAGAACCAGTGGTACCTTGAGAACCTGTTGTACCTTGACTTCCTGTAGCACCTTGAATGTTTGTTGGACTACCATTGATGAAGAATGCTGTTGCATTTACACCACCAACAACATCAACCTTATAATTAGCATCTGATCTACCTACAGCAACATTACCGCCAAATTCTGCTAGTGTGACTAGACCACTTGCATCAACTTCTAATGAAGGAATACCAGAAACGTCATTGACGCTGAAGATTGTGCCTGTTAGATCATTGGTAATAGAGAATAGCTGGCCAGCAGAACCTTCAAATGAAAGCGTTCCGTTAGATGTTGGATACACGCGAAGAGTGATATCGGTGTTGACAGAAGTGTTACCACCCGAGAACTGAATCTTAGGATCGTCTGTTGATGAACCGATATTCGGTGTGATAACTATGTTTTTGTAAGTATTAGCCATGTTGGTATTTATATTCCAAATCTACCGCGAAGCGCGTTAAAGTTCTGTTGGATTTCTGCTGTTGACAAAGCTACATTATAAATTTTACAGCTATAATAATTTCCTTTAAAAACACCATCATTACCATTAAAATTATGACCGATATATGTCGGATCGTTTGCAACAGCAGCAATAGCTCCTCCAGTAACACTTAAAGAACCAATTAGTGTGTCATTCATGTAACATAATATAGTAGTATTTGATGAAACTACAAATGTTAAAACGATAACTCTATTCAACATTGACGGAACAGTAAAATTATGATACTGTAAACTTTCTGGACTTGTTCTTTTTATAAAAGTTACTGAAGTATCACTATTTAATTGTGTAGCATAGTTATAAGTTGCTGCTGTTCCTTTTGTAAAAAGTTGATTTGTTAAACCATAATAGGCATTAGGTTGATATCCTGAAGGTTTAAATATCTGTTCTATAGAAAAATTCTGTGTTAGTGAAAGTTTAGAATCTACTGCTAGATTTCCAACTGTAGCAAATCTAGCAGTATTGGAACTGGGAATTAAAGATCCGCCAGAGTCGTTGCTGAAAGTGCCATTGTTGATCGTTGCATTAATTGGACTGCTTGTTAAGTCTGTCCATGTTGAACCAGAACCAGGATATGACTGCGTAACTGCGGCATCAATGTGATATACAAGACCAGTTTGAACTATGCCTTTCGTAGCAATATGATATCTGCCATCATTGGTTCCGTCTGTCCACCAATCTGCAGGTCCAGCATATACACTCATATTCCAAACCTTCCTCTTAGAGCATTGAAGTTTTGCTGAACTTCTCCCGCTGATATTGCGCGATTGTAAATCTTATACGTATTGCAATATCCTCTAAATTGCATATTGTCGCCTCTGGTATGTCCGTTAAACAACTGTCCGGTATTAGTAGGATTTGTGTTTGGTATATCTGTCGGCAAACCTGATGTGCTTGAATGTAATGATCCATTTTTATAGAATGCTGCTTGACCTGCAGAAACTTTCCATGTAACACACCAATACTGCCACGTGTTTAATGGATAAATAGAAGGAAAACTACTTATGGTAAAATCATTACAGCAAGTTAACGCATTGCCTTGCCTGAAATACAATATATTGCTTGTATTCCATGTTCCTATCCAAAACCAATTACTTACATTAGTATATGTACTTCCATCACTGTTATTAAACCATCCTATTCCACCTGTATAGCTTGTAGGTTTAATCCATAAGCTTATAGTTCCTTCAATCTTATTGAAACCATTATTGACAGGTATATCGATACCAGGATTATTTCCAGATGTTCTATTGCTGTCATTGTAAACGCAATATTGTCCAGTTGATGTATCTTGTTGAAATGACCAATCTGTGCTTCTATTCTGAATGTTTACATTGCCTATAACATTACTCAGATCAGTCCATGTCGTACCAGAACCTGGATAAGACTTCACATTTGCTGCATCCAAACACAACACCAATCCATCAGTAACTATGCGAGGAGAATGAAAAAGAGCCATTAGATGCCAAACCTTCCACGAAGTGCATTGAAGTTTTGTTTGATTTCTTCATCATTGAGCATCTTGTTATAACAAATAACTGCTCCAATGTTACCACTTTCTACAGGACCAGCATAACCACTTCCAATTCGAATGGCACCAGCCGCAGTCAAAGCTGTCGATGAACGCGAAGTGTAACCTGAAATCCAAGATGCGCCATTTATGCTATAAAATCCAGTTCTTGCTGTAGCAGTTTTTCCACTACTCATTTTTATTCCTACCAAACTCCACTTGTTTATTTGTATAGCAGCAGTACCGCCATAGTCATAATCATTGTATCTGCTATAATATGAAAAATTATCTGCTGCTTCCCATGTCACAGCAATCTCTTGTTCATATGATTGATATATTGTTCCTGCTTTTTCAAAGACTGTTTTTCTGTTGATTATATCTTCTGAGTAAATCCACATAAGAAGAGTACAGTCACCACCAAAATCAACAGATGCTGCGTTTGTAGAACATTGCCAATAACCTGAATTGTTGAATGCGAAAGATTTTACGCCACCAATAATTTCTTCAGGTGTCTGAGTTACTCCTGCGTGCGAAAAAACTAGTTTATTTGGTCCTAAATCATACCAAGATGTGCCCGAACCTGGCCAAGATTTTGGATTGGTAACATCAACATACATTGACAACTGATCAATAACTATCTTTGGATTATAACCAATACCCATCGTTAATACTCCACGACGATCTTTTCAACGTCCTTACGTTCAGCAAACACTGTGAAGAAACAATCTGCTGGTTGATTGAGATGTATGAAATGAGAAGACGTTGACTGCACCCAAATGTCTTGTGACTTTCCAATTGGTGTCAAATTGACTGTGATTGTTTCTTCATCAACCAAATTCCACCAATATTCAGGCAATTCAATGATACTCTGGCCATCAAGACGACCACGAACATACACACCATTTTCTGGACCTTCTAACGATCCATATCTTAGCTTCATTCCATCTTTTGTAGGATGATTAATGACGAACGACTTAGATGTAGCAAAAAATGGACCAGAAACTGTCAGTGTATTAGAAGAAGGATTATATGTAAGACCAGTAGAACCTTCCGCTGTCTGGTTTGAACCAAGAGCAGTTACGAATACAGGGAAAACTTCATCATTATCTGTTACAGCAGCAGCATTGATTGTTGTTGAAGGTCCAGTTGCACCCTGAGTACCTTGAGTACCTGTCGTACCTTGAGTACCTGTCGTACCTTGAGAACCTGTCGTACCCTGACGACCTTGAACACCTTGTGATCCAGTAGCGCCTTGAGTACCAGTCGTTCCTTGTGAACCAGTTGCACCAGTAGTACCTTGAGTTCCAGTTGCACCTTGTGAGCCAGTTGCACCAGTAGTGCCCTGAGAACCAACAGCGCCTTGAGAACCAGTTGATCCAGTGGCGCCTTGTGATCCTGTGGCACCTGTTGTTCCTTGAGAACCAACAGCACCTTGAGAACCAGTTGATCCGGTTGTGCCTTGTGATCCTGTTGATCCAGTTATACCCTGTGAACCTGTAGCACCTGTCGTACCTTGAGAACCAGTTGATCCAGTAGTGCCTTGAGTGCCAGTTGCACCTTGAGATCCAGTGGTACCCTGACGACCTTGAACACCTTGTGATCCAGTAGCACCTTGAGTACCAGTAGCACCTTGTGTACCAGTAGCGCCTTGTGATCCAGTAGCGCCTTGTGATCCTGTAATGCCTTGAATACCTTGAATCGCTTGAACAGAGTTTGCTTTATCATATGCTGCATTCGCAGTCTCATTTACTGTTCTAATCCAAATAATAGTGTTAGAGCCAGCAAGTGTTAAATTGGATGTACGGACATCAGCATTCAAAACAGCTAATGTCATATTGTTAGAAAATGCACCTATATGATTGTTTGCTGGTTCAGCATCATAACCATTAAACAAATAATACATCTTGTCTTCATGTTCACGATAAAGACCAGTATGAACATTTTGACCAGTTGCGTTGACATAATTGCCTATAAAACCAATATCCACGATATCAGAAGAATAGTTATTTCCAGCAAGATACAGAAGTGGATCAGAAACTTTTAGATTTTCAGCGTTAACAAAAGTTGTATTGCCTGAAACAGTCAAGTTTCCAGCAATGCTCAAATCACCAGATATAATTCCACCTGTTTTTGGAAGAGCGTTTGCAGCAATACTATTAGCAGTGTTTGCTTGATTATAAGCTAGAACAATAGTTGCTACTACATTGGTTGTTCCGATAATAAGTGTATTTGATGCTGGATTGTAAGTGAATCCAGGTGCAGATTGTGCAGTTTGATTTGATCCTGTTGTTGTTACAAATACGGGATAAACTAGATCGTTTACTGTTACGAGAGTAGAATTTATCTGTGTAGATGGACCAATTGGACCTTGAGTGCCTTGAGTGCCTTGAGACCCTGTGGTTCCTTGTGATCCAGTGGTACCTTGAGACCCTGTGGTTCCTTGTGATCCAGTGGTACCTTGAGACCCTGTAGTTCCTTGTGATCCTGTCGTTCCTTGAGATCCAGTGGTACCCTGAGTACCTGTGGTACCTTGTGATCCAGTAGTGCCCTGAGATCCAGTTGATCCAGTACTACCCTGAGATCCAGTAATACCCTGTGAACCTGTGGAACCCGTAATACCTTGAGAACCTGTAGTACCTGTAGAACCTTGACTTCCTGTTGTACCCTGACTACCAGTTGATCCAGTAGTACCCTGAGAGCCAGTTGATCCAGTTGTACCCTGAGATCCAGTTGTACCCTGAGAACCAGTTGTGCCTTGTGATCCTGTCGTTCCTTGAGATCCAGTTGTGCCTTGAGTACCTGTAGAACCTTGACTTCCTGTTGTACCCTGACTACCAGTTGATCCAGTAGTGCCTTGAGAACCAGTTGATCCAGTTGTACCCTGAGATCCAGTTGTACC